ATACAAACGAAAATACATTTAATAAATACTATGTGAGCCACGACAATAGGAACTCAATAGATATTATCAAACAAAGAACTAATGAGATTTAACTACAAGAAAAATGTTTTGATATATAATAAAAAGTCTTATGATTTGGACGTGATAAATCAAATGCTTATTGATAATGCTTATATTTATGTAAAGAAACATTTAATCACAGTCAAAATGACTAATGGCAAATTGAAACCATTGATTGACTGGAAGCATTTACACAGTATGCCGGAAATACAAATGTTAATTATAAATTACACCCAATGGAAAAAGTAGAAACAATTAAGGACAGAATGTCCGAACTCCACAAGAAATATCCGAACACAGAGGATATATCTATTATGACAGAGATTATTGACCTTGAAGATGCAGTAAGAGCAAAGGCAAGTATATTCTATAAAGGAACATTACTGGCTACTGGTCACTCAGAGAAATGGTTTGATAGTGATGTAAGAGAAGAAGCTACGCCTTGGGCAGAAACAAGGGCAGTAAGTAGAGCCATAGGGTTTTTACTGAGAAAAGAAGTAATACATACCGAAGAAGATTTGATGCAGTTAAGCCGTAGGAGATTGAAATCTTTTTACGCTTACGCTAAAGATGGAGCGACCCTCGAAGAACTCAAAACATTAGTAGATGATGAAGATATAGACTTTGTAAAGAGAAAGCTACAATCAGCATTTAATTCAATAACTGCCAAAATACAGATGGATGAAGCCAGAAATAAAAACAATAAATAATAAAGAGTTAGAGGTATATGATGTAAGTAAGATGTCAGTGGATGTATGGAGGGGTTTTAGGGCATCATTAAACAAGATTGGAGGTAGTGACGTTGGAACTATCTGCGGACTGAATAAGTATAAAGACCCACTACTGTTATTCTATGAAAAGATTGGCTTGAAGGAGGATAATTTTGCCGGTAACATATACACCACTGTTGGTTCGTTTCTCGAGGAAAGTATCAGAAAGATGTGGTGCTACGGCAATACCATTGAAGAGATTACTGAGAACTACGGTAAGAATAATAAGATTAGGGAAGCACACGACCCACTCTGGACAATCGTTAATCCGGCTTACCCTTGGCTTGCAGCAAACACCGATGGATTTATAGATAAAGACCCAGAGTATGACTATATGGGCAAAGGAATCATTGAGATTAAAAAGATAAGCAAGAGGGCAAGTGAGCAATATCTTGGTGGAATACCTCCTCAATACATCTATCAGCTACACGCCTATATGATGGCTTGTAATGCTCCATACGGATATATCGCAGCTTTTGTAGGAGAGAATGATTTTATATCTATACCCTATATTTTCAATGAAGAAATAGGTAAAGAAATACTGGAAAGTTGTTTGGCTTTTGAGGAGGCTGTAAATTTAGGCAAAGATATTATGAAAAAAAATATATCTTTGGAGGAAAAATTAAAAGAAATTTACGTTATTGAGGACAGTTTTGATGTGTTGCAGATATTGTCTTATGACAAGCTAAGTGATTTTTTAGGTGAAGATGCTATGGTTGAGTTGAGAACACAGAAAATTGCAGCGAATGAAACCATAGAAGATTTAGCCAGAGATTATCACGATGCACAACAAACTGAAAGTCAAGCAAAGAAAGAAAAAGCTAAATTTGGAGCGCTCTTAAAAAAAGAACTAACACAGGAAACCGCAAGTGAAGTAGATACTTGGTTATACGATGGCAACAGTTATAATGTAAAGTATAAGAAAAGATTAATTGTTAATAAGAAAGATGAATAGATTAGTTGAAATACACAAAGCGGTAGATGCAAACTTTCATTGTTGGCGCAAGTCACAAGCAGAGTATCAGAAGCCATTAAGGGCTATTGAATTGAAGAAAACGTCTTACGAAGATGTAATGAAAATCAATATTAATCAAGATGGAGAAGATAAAGAGGTTAGTATATGGACAACAGTACCTATAATTATGGCTATTGGTATTGCCACCAATACTGACCACGATATGGATGACATAATGGACTTCTGGAATATTGATAGCGTAGATGAATACGAATATAAACTTAAATGTTATACTTCGGCTTTAGAGAAGTCTATTGAAGCACTTAACAGTAGAGTTAGAGGTGATGACTATGACGAAGGTGCTTATAGGTTTTATGTAAAGTTTTGTTTGGTAAATAATTATTTATTGTTTCACGAAAAAAATAGTTTTTTCAAAAGTCAAGATTTGTTAAGATGAAATATCCATTAACAGTTATCCACCACGGCAATAGAGAGAAACTTGGAATCAATTTAATTGATTATGCTTTATTAGAGTATATTGTCACTAATAGTAGATTTGGTAGTGTTGATACTACTAATAGTTTTGTTGCTGAGACATTAGGGGTGAGTAGTAAGCAGGTCGCTGCAAGTTTAAGGCGATTGGAAGAAGAGAATATGATAGAATTTACACCAGATGGATTAAAGCCAACAAAAAGTTGTTTAAGTGTAATGGCTATGGACATTGAGGATGAAGAGATAGGGAACAGAATGGAAGAACTCGGAAGCTTTTTCCTCAGAAGATTAGCTGAGATAGCCAAAGAGTTTAGGTGTTCTTATATTTCGCCACCACATTACACACACAAAGCCAGTATAAAATCAGTCGCAAGGAAACTGAAAGCTATTGATAGGAAGCATAAGGTAACTGAAAGCGACTTAGAATCTATTATCAGCTGGGCAGTAAAGCAATGGGGTTTTAACCCAGATATGAGAGATTATGTAAGAGCAAGCACATTACTTGGAAGTGCAAACAAGTATGAAAAATATAGAGAAATATCACAACAATTCTGGAGAAGTCAAATAAATGTATCGTCAAAAGTTTATTGAGCAAGGGTTTGACATTCCAAGTTCAGCTACCGGCAAGTGTAAGATAAGATGTCACTTTTGTCAGCATACAAGAAGTAGCAAGAATAGGAACGACAAGCCTCTAAGTGTTGACCTTGTCAATGGTGTATATAAATGCCATCATTGTGACCAAAAAGGAAGGATAATGATGGGAGAAACCAACAAAAATTATAATAAACCTACTACATTACTGAGCGACATATCAGATAATGTTATTCAGTATTTTGCTAATAGAAAAATTAGCCAAAGCACTTTAGAGATGCTTGGCATAGGTAGTTTTACTAAGAACGGCAATGAATACATAGCTTTTAATTACTTTGATTCGTTCAATAATCACGTCAATACTAAGTATAGAAACGTAAACGACAAGAAAGATATGAGACAGTTGTCTGGAGCAAAGCCAAGTCCATACAATGCCAAGGTAATTAAGAATGCGCCATATATTATTATTACAGAAGGAGAGATAGATGTTGCAAGCTGGGTTGAAGCTGGATTATTATATACTATCAGTGGACAGAATGGAGCCAATGATAACTGGGTATCAGATGTATATGATTTATTAGAGCCTATTGAGAGTATTTATATAGCTGTTGACAATGACGACAAGGGCAAGAAGTACCTTCGTGACCTCAGTCGAAGGTTAGAAAAGGATAAATTGTTCCTCGTTGACTATGATGGTTATGTAGATGCCAATGAAGTGTTGGTTGATAAGGGTGCTGCAACTTTAAGGGAAATGTTCGAAAAGGCAGAGCCGTTTCCAGTTGATGGCATCAATAGAGTAATGGACTTTGCAGAAGAAGCATTTAGTTTCTTTGTAGATGGCTACCCAGACACATATACTACTGGATTAGCAAGCCTTGATGATTACTTTAAGTTTCATTTGAGTGATGTTACAATAATCACAGGAACACCCGGAGCCGGTAAAAGTAATTTTGTTGATTACTTATGTGTTCAAGCTGCGAAGATGCACAATTTTAGCACTGCGTTTTACTCTGGAGAGAAGGCTCCTAAGATACACTTAACTAACTTAGTGTATAAATATATTCAGAACAGTAGATTTAATCTTGACGTAACAAGTGATGCAGACAAAAAGAGGTTCTTTGATGGTCTTACTTTTTTACACGACCATATATTTTACCTAAACGAACAAGAAAACAAAGCCGAAGATATATTGTCTAAGGCAAAATACTTAGTCAAAAGACACAATATCAGAATACTTGTCGTAGATAACTGGACAACAATGGACACGACCACTCCACAAGGAGTTGACACCAGAGATTATTTTGGAATGTTGCTTGCAAAGTTCACAAGGTTTGCCAAGGAATATGAATGTCACGTTTTACTTGTAGTCCATCCAAGAAAACTACAAAAGAAAGATGATGGCAGGTATGTAATGCCTACTGGGTATGACTTATACAGTAGTAGTCATTTTTATAATTTAACAGACAACGGTATATCTCTTAGAGCCGATGATGGCTATACTGACGTAAGAATATGGAAGGTAAGACATCAAGAGTTTGTAGGCAAAGAGGGTAGTATAACAGTAAGATTTGATTCGGGAAGTGGTGGCAACTATTACGATTCAGAAAAGGTAGGATTCAATCCTACACAAACTTACGCAGAAAAGTATGGCAAAGAAGACAACACACCGTTTTAAATCAAAAAGAAGAACAAAAATTCCTAACGCAAAAAAGAAGTTTTTCAATGAAAGCAAAAGAACAAAACAAGCAAAAGAAAAAGGATATAGGTCTGCTTTCGAGGCTAAAATTGCAGCTGACCTTATTCAAAAAGAGATTCCATTTAAGTATGAGGATGAAAAGATTACTTATACTGTTCCGGCACAAGAACATACCTATACACCCGATTTCATTTTACCAAGCGGAATTATTGTCGAAGTTAAAGGTAGGTGGACACTCGAAGACAGAAAAAAAATAATATTTGTAATGGAAAGTAATCCGCTTTTAGACATAAGAATTGTATTTCAGAATCCATTTGGCAAGATAAACAAAGGAAGTAAAACCACCTATGCTGATTGGTGCGATAAGCATAATATTGTATGGTCAAGCGGAATTATTCCAGAAGATTGGTATTTTTAAAATTATTTAATTATATTTGTGATTATGAAAAAGAATAAACTCGGAGTAAAGAACAGCCTTTGGAACAATATTAGAAAGAAGGCAGAACTAAACAAAAAGACTGGAGCCAAGCCTAAGAAGCCTACTAAGGCTATGTTAGAGCAAGAGAAAAAGATTAAGGCTAAGAAAAAGTAATCAATTAAATTTATTAATATGGACATTGGATTTGGAGTAGAGTCTGGAAGTTACAAAGGATTCTACAAAATGACTATCAAGAACCAGTCAATACCTGTTTTCCAGAAGTTAGAAAAAAACGAAGAAGGCAAATGGGTTTCGTCTGGAGAAGCTAACAGTATTGCTGGCTATTTACAAGACGTTAAGATTGAATCTTACGAGTACAAAAATGATGAAGTTAAACAGTTAGTCCTTATCTTAGACTTAGGCGATGGAGGCCCAAGTAAGTTAGAGATGAACTTTAATGGAATCAGCAAAGGTATTATTAATAATCTAAGCAACGAGAAGTCTTTTATTGGCTCAAAACTAAGCCTTAGATTATATACTAAGAATGACAATCCAAATTGCTATTGCACACTTGACGACAACAAGATGTCTTGGGGTGTTTCAGTAGACCAAGTGAAAGCTAATTGGAAAAATGATGACTTTTGGGTTAAGGTATTTGAGCAAAAGATTAAGCCAAACATTACTTTACCTATGTCTAATAGTAACCTTGGTTTCGGAACTACTGAAAAAGAAGTTGAGTTGGTTCAAGAAAACGATGACCTTCCATTTTAATCCAACGTCAGAGAGAGGTAGTAAATTGCTGCCTCTCTTACAAGAAAAGGTTTTGGTTTCTCTATTTTTTTCAAGAGCCAGTGTTTAATATGCTGGCTTTTTTAACGACTTAAATTTAAAACTATGGAATATACAGGAACACACACGCTGCATTTTGATGATGGCATAGAAGAAGTAAGTATAGATGTTAGCTTCAAGTATTACTTTGATTCCGGCAGAATGTATATGAATAATGGCGACCCCGGCTATCCACCAGAGGAAAGCCTTGATATACTGGAAGTACACGGAGATTGTCCAGAATGGATTACGGACGATATGATTACCGATAACATCTATGAAAACCTACAAGATTTTGTTGACTTATATTATGAAGATTAATTATGAAAGCTAAGAATCAAAAACAAATAAAAGGTATATACTATAATGAAAGAAATGGCAACGTTTATTTTGTTAATAAAGTAGAGTTTGATAGAGTTATAGTCAGTACCGTATTGACTAATTCTATTGGAGGGATGATAAAAATCTTAAATACAAGTTTTTCAATACCACTTGATATATTTAATGAATTTAAGTTTAGTGGGAATTATACAAGAAACGATATAAATAATTAATAAGATGGGGTCAATAAAACTAAAAACAAAGATTGTAAATGATAAGTACACCGAATATGTGTATGAAGCATTTGATATACAAAACAAGGAAGAAACAGAAGTGGAAATACTGTATAATTTAAGTGAAGCTAAAAGTTTTGATTGGAATATTGGAGTTATTTTAGGTGGAAGTGGAACTGGTAAGACTACTATATTAAAAAAAATGGGTGACGTAAAAAAGGTAAACTTTGATAGCAATAAATCATTGATTAGCAACTTTGATTGGTTAGAACCAAAAGATGCTGCATTAGTATTAACATCAATGGGTCTATCATCTGTTCCTACTTGGTTAAGGCCATTTCATGTATTGTCAAATGGAGAGCAGTATAGGGCTACATTAGCTTATTTAGTGTCATCAGCAAATGATGATGAAGTCGTTTTAGTAGATGAATATACATCAGTTGTAGATAGAGATGTAGCAAAAGCTATGAGTTTTGCTTTGCAGAAGTATATTCGTAAAACAAATAAAAGGATAATACTTGCATCTTGTCATTATGATATTTTAGAATGGCTCATGCCTGATTGGACTTGTTCACCACAAAAAGGAGGCGCACTCGAGAGAGGCGAATGTCTTCGGCAAGGCAGACCACAAATCAAACTACAAGTTAGTAGAGTCGAGCCTGATACTTGGAACTTCTTCAAAAAACATCATTATTTAACTGAGGATTGTTCTAAATCTTGCAATTTTTTTCTGTTTTCTTGGAATGACAAGCCAATAGGTATAAACGCTGTAATACCTCAGCCAAGTGGACATTTCAAGAATGGGGTCAGGGAAAGTAGAATTGTAGTTTTACCAGACTATCAAGGATTAGGGTTAGGAACAACAATGTCTAATTTTACTGCTGCAATATATAAGAATAATGGCTACAGATATTTCACAAAAACAGTTCATCCAGCTATTGGCGTATACAGAAATAACAACAAAGATATTTGGAGAGGAACTTCTAAGAACGGTAAATCTCCAAAGGCACAAAACGCTATGGGGGGGATGAGCGGATGGAATGTTTTTATTAGAACCTCATATTGCCACGAATATATAGGTGAAGAAATAAGTGGTTATGAAGAATTATTAAAGCCTATTAAACAAATGAGAGAAGCAAAAAAATTAACACTATTTTAGCAATAAACAAAAAAAAATAATAAATGAAAGCTAAACTAATATTTAAATTGCCAGAAGATTATGAGGATTACAGAATGGCCATAGATGCTACCTCTATGCACTATTGTTTATTTACCTTAGACCAATGGCTAAGAGGTTTTATTAAATACCCACCAGATGATATGTCAGATGAAAAATATAATACCTATCAAGAAGTTAGGGATAAACTACACGAACTGACAATGGAACAAAATGTAGAATTATGAGCAAGTATTATTTAACTGTAACAAGCAACTGTGGTGAAAGAGAAACAAGGGTTTCTGGAGACTCCGTACAAGAATGTATTGATAAGTTAGAACACTACCACGCCTTTGGAGAATTTGAAAGAAAATATTTCTCTAATAAAGGAGAGAAAAGACTTAAAGAAGAATTAGAAAGTGGTTGGTATATAAAAATTGATTATGAAAACAATAAGTGATTTAAGGTACATTTTCTTCCCATCTGGCTTTGAGAAGTATGGTTATTTAGGAACTCAGATATGGAATGAAACTGGTGATTATTTTAAAGCCCTATATCCGCTTGTATTGGCTATGGATTACGAAGCTAAGCCTAAGTGGTGTCCACGTTGGTTTTTAAGATTCCTGCACGTCTATGGATGTGATAGGAGTATTGTCAGAGTAAGAAATTGGAGAATATACAATCTATTTGACAGATTAACCAAGGGTATAATGTTTATGGATTGGAAAACCAAGTGGCACGATTACGACCTGCGTATTAGTGTTAATGCGCCTAAACACTTGCAAGACTTAGCTGATGATATAGAGTATGGTTTTTATAATAGAGGTAGGCAACAAGAGTTAGTAGAAAAAATTAAAGAATTAGACCCAGATGTTCCTATAATATGGGGTAGTATTGAACTATTAGAAAAACAACTTGAAAAATTAAATAAGGAATTATGAAAGAATTAAATGTAGAAGATATATGCAATGGCTATTATGCAGGTACACAATGGGAGAGCAAAGAAGAAGAACAGCGCACAAAAGAAGCGTTTAATTGTGCATATAATCTGGCATTAAAGCATTTTGGAGGTGTGATAATGGATTACAGCAAGATTACAAGGTTAGAAATAATTAATCACGCTAAAAACGATAGGCAAATTGGTAGATTATTGTCATTACATAAATCGTTGGGTGATTTTAATTCTTTAGAATTACAACTGCAAGATGGAGGTGAAACTCTAAAGATATTTTTAGGATAATGAATTGAATAAATTAAAATAATATGAACTACGAATTATTTGAAAAAGCATTAATGAGTTATAAGAAATTTCTATCTAATATAGATGCATATTGTGATTTTGGTATTGAATCTGTTGTAAAAGGCAGGCACTCTCTTGATAGTTACGCAGAAGAACTTATGTCTTCATTTATTATCTCCCATTATGGAGAAGGAGGCTGGGAGTGGGTATCTTGGTTTATCTATGAATCAAAGTGGGGAGAGAAGGATTGGAGTTTACTTAAAACATATAAGGCTGTAGACAAAGGAGGTCTTGAAGAAGTCGATAAAGGAGATTATTTAAAGTATGGTGCATTTGATGAAAACGGCAATCCTATCTGTTATGATATGGAAAGTTTATATAAGTATTTAGAAAAAGAATTTAAAAAGTAAATAAAAATGACACCAAAAGAAAAAGCAGAAGATTTAATTAACAAATTCGCAGTCATTCTGATGGATGAAGATACGGAGTGCGGTAACGAGATTCTATGTACTTCAATAGCAATTAAGAATGCTATGATATGTGCAGAAGAGGTAATGCACAGAGTTCCTTACGGCAATAAGATGGGTGCAGATTGGATTAAGGATGACCTTTTAGTGGAATATTGGGTAGAGGTACGGAAAGAATTAAGAAAAATGTAATAATATGAAAACATTAGACTTATATAGAATTTGGCAAATACTAAACATAGTAAAAAACCAAGAAAACATACTATCTGAAAAAGGCATCTACCCTAATATATTAGGACATAATTCAAAGTATTATGAAATGGAATTTGAGTATTTTTTAGATGAATACGCATTTAGAGTAGATGCAGACCAAATCATTATATTTAATAATGACCAAATACCTTTTGAAGATTATACTAATAATGATTTTTCATTCATACCAAAAGAACTTTTATCTTTTAATGATACAGAGGTAATGGCTTGGGTAGAGGAAGAAACAAAGATATTTATAGCAAAATTAGAAAATCATAACAAAAATGAAAGAAAGCGATTAGAATATAAAATTCAAATGCTGACTAATGAATTGAATAAATTAAAATAATATGAAAACATCAATGCAAGAGTTGATTGAGCGACTTAATAACGTAAAGCCAACAGAGTTTTGTTCTATTGAAACGATTAAAGGATGGGCAGAATCATTACTTAAGAAAGAAAAAGAGCAGATTATGGATGCTTATACTGCAGGAGAATCAGATGGGGAACATTACGAAGATTCATATTTAAGATACTATAACGAAAAATACGGAGTTAACAAATGAAAAACACAGTAGAGTTAATTGGTCATTATGGCTCAGATATAACACACGCACAATCAGCTTGGACATCAACAAGTAGAGATTTAACTGATGATAAGAAGGAACGAATACCTCAACTGTTATCTATGTTAGCTGACCAAGGACATCATACGCCATTTGAGAAGTCATCGTTGCATTTTTTAGTTACAGTTGACCAAGCATCTCACATACATCTGTTAAAGCATAGAGTCGCTGTCAGTATCAATGGAGAAAGTGCAAGATATAAAGAGTTGAAAGAAGATAAAGTATACATACCTGCTGATTGGCCAGAAGAATGGTATGAAAAGATGTTTACTTTTAGTGAGAGAGCAAACACTCTATACCATATTGCGTTGAATGAATTGACTCCCATAATAGGCAGAAAGAGAGCAAAAGAATCAGCGAGGTTTTTCAAGA